CCGCTTTGCATAGAGGCGCAAAAATAACAATTTTGGCGGGACCCCCGGTATGGTAGGGGTTGGAGGTACGCATGGGTCAGAAAGGTCGACCGCCGAAACCGATTGAGCAGAAACGAATGTTGGGTAATCCTGGCAGGCGTCCGCTACCGGAGGAAGGCGAACTTGCCGTGTTGCCTGCAGCATCGTCGGTGCCTGAGCCTGAGCGCCCGTTGGAGGCGGATGGGTATTTATTTTGGCATCGCATTTGGTCGGCGGGTATTCCGTGGATTAGTCCGACGACGGATGTCGAGTTGTTGCTTATGGTTTGTGAGGCGATTGACGAACGCCGTGATTTGGTGGAACGTGTGCGTGAGTCGGGGGAGAACTCGGACCGGCGTGCGTTGCGTGCGTTGAACTCGGAGATTGTTTCGAACTTGTCGTTGTTGGGTTTCAGTCCGGCGGACCGGACACGGTTGAACCTTGCCGAAGTGAAGCGTCAGTCGAAGTTGGAACAACTCATGCAGAAAAGGGACGAGTTGTGATTACGGAAGATAGTCGTTTCCCCCCAAAGTGGTTGTCGCCGGTTGGTGATGTCCCGATGTCGAAACGCGCTGAGTTGGCAATGAACTTCATTGACACGTTCGGGGTGATTACAAAGGACTCGGTGTCTGGTCAGTCTGGTCAGAAACTTGTGTTGCGTGATTGGCAAAGGGATTTGATTCGACACATTTACGCGGACGACGGTGAAGGAAACTACCGGTTCCGGTTGTGCCTTATCGGTCAACCGAGGAAGAACGGGAAGTCGGCGCTTGCCTCACACCTAGCGTTGTTCGACACAATCTTTGGTCCTGGCGGTGGGGAAACGTATTCGGTGGCGGCTACCCGTGACCAAGCCCGCATCGTGTTCGGTGATGCGAAGCGAATCATCACCGCGGATGAGGAACTCAGCGGGTTGGCTAAGTTGTACCGTGACGCAATCGAAATCCCGTCGACGGGTTCTGTCTACCGTGTCTTATCGGCTGAGGCTGGCGGTGCTGAGGGTTTGAACTCGTCAAGTATTTGGTTTGACGAAATCCATGCGCAGCGCGACCGCAAAATGTACGACGTCATGCAACTGTCAATGGCGGCGCGTGGTAGCCGTGGGCACATGGTCGCTATCACAACGGCTGGCGTGAAATCCGATTCTCTCGGTCACGACTCGGTCGCGTTCGACTTGTACAACTACGGAGTGAAACAAGTTCGGAAGGAAGTCGAGGACAAGGATTTTTTTATGGCTTGGTGGCAGGACGACGGCGACCACCGCGACCCTGAAACATGGAAACGGGCGAACCCCGGTTTTGGTGACTTGAACGACGAGGGCGACTTCGAGGCAGCGGTGAAGCGCACACCGGAGGCTGAGTTCCGAACGAAACGTTTAAACCAATGGGTTTCGTCGGCGACGTCATGGTTGCCCGCTGGCGCATGGGAATCATGCGAGGGCGACATTGCTATCACCCCGGACGACGAAATCATTCTCGGTTTTGACGGGTCGTTCTCTGGCGACTGCACGGTCATTGTGGCATCCACTATCCCGACCGAGGACACCCCGGCGAAGATTCAACTGGTCAAGGTGTGGGAGAAGGATTTGGAGAACGACGATGACGACTGGAGGGTCGACATTGCCGACGTGGAACAAACCATCCTGGACTATGTGCAAGCGCACCCGAAGGTTCGTGAGGTCGCGTGCGACCCGTTCCGGTGGCAACGGTCCATGCAAGCGTTGGAGGAAAAGGGTGTCCCCATTGTGGAATACCCGTCCACATCACCCCGCAGAATGGTTGGTGCGTGCGCTTCAGTGTTTGACATGGTCATGGATAAGAAACTCGTTCACGATGGCAATGGTGTCCTCACACGGCACCTTCAGAACGCGGTTGTGAAGAACGACAACATCGGTCCGAGGATTGTGAAGGAATCAAGAAACTCGCCACGGAAGATTGACGGTGCCGTTGCAATGGTCATCGCCGTGGACCGTGCCGTTGTGTCCGGTAGAATAGAACCACAAGTGATTCCTCAGTTTTTCGGATAGGCTTCAGTCATGTCTAGTTTTCTACAGATTGCCGGAGTTGTTGCGATAACCGCTGGGATGTTGCTTGTGTCAGTCCCGGTCGGAATCATTGTTGGCGGCGTGTTTCTGACAATCATCGGTTTCGCCCTAGGGAAGTAGTCCATGGTTTTCAATCGGCTATTCGAGGAACGCGCGGTTTCCTATCAGTCCATTTTCGCTTCGGGCGACGACATCACGTTCGGAACCTACGCGGGGACGAACATCAACGCTGACACCGCCTACACAGTCAACGCGGTTTTCTCAGCGGTCAACCTTATTTCGACGACGTTGTCGACGTTGCCGTTGGATGTTTTCATTCGTGACGACGGCACACGGAAACCATTCCGCCCGAAACCGACATGGGTCAACCGTCCCGACGTTGACCTCACCCGTGAGGCGTTCTATTCCTCCGTGTTCACGTCCATGTTGTTGGAGGGTAACGCGTTCATTCGTGTTTTCTCGAACCGTCGCGGTGAGGTTGTCAACCTGGTCGTGTTGAACCCGTTGACTGTCCGTGTGACACGCAACGCCCTCGGTCGCCTACAGTTCAACGTGGAAGGTGAAGGCGAGACCCTCACCTCGGACGACATCATTTTCATTCCCGACCTGGTGAAGCCTGGAACGGTTCGCGGTGTCGCCCGCACGGACGCCTTGAAGGAATCGTTCGGGTTGGCACTTGGTTTGGAACGGTACGCACAAACGTTCTTCGGGATGGGGACCACGCTCAATGGTGTCATCGAGTACCCTGGCGCGTTGACCGCGGAACAAGCCGCCGATTTGCGGAACGGGTTCGACAACGCACACAAGGGATGGCAGAAAGCCCACCGCACAGGCGTCCTAACGGGCGGTGCGTCGTTCAAACCAACGCAGGTGGACCCTGAGAAGTCTCAGGCACTTGAAGCCCGCAGAATGGCGGTAGAGGACGTGGCGCGTGCGTTCAACGTTCCCCCGCACCTTCTCGGATTACCAGGAACCAACACCTACGCGTCGGTCGAACAAAACAATCTCGCATGGGTCACACACTCACTTCGTCCACTTGCCGCAAAGGTCGAGGCTGGCATGTCGACACTCATGTCACGTTACCGTGGCGGCACGGAAGCATTCCTACGTTTCAACCTTGACGGTTTGCTACGCGCCGACCTACAGTCCCGCACGTCGTCCTACTCGACCATGTTGCAGGCGGGCGCAATGTCCATCAACGAGGTTCGCACCTTGGAGGACATGCCACCGGTCCGTTCCGACGCGGCAACACAACCCCGTGTCCCGTTGGCGAACGTCAACATTGACGATTCCTATGTGAAGGCACAAATGGAACGCGTGAAAATGGTCCAGACTCTCGTCTACGCCGGTTTCACCCCCGAACAAGTTCTCTCCGTTATTGGTGTGGACGCTATCGAACACACTGGACTCCCCTCGGTGCAACTTCAGAACGTGGCGCAAACCGCGCAGGCTGAGGCTGAAGGAACCGACGTGGACGCACAATACAAGGACGAGGTCACCTAATGGCTATTGTGAACCGGTTGGTGACGTGCGGGACGGTCGCGACACAAGTTGTTGGTGCCGACAACATGCCTCACGAAGTCCACCTACACAACATGACGAAAAGTTCCAACCAATATATTTACATCGGCGGGTCGAGTGCGGTCGCAACCGATAACACGTTGCACCTTGACCCCGGTCAAACGATTATGTTGAACCTTCGCCCGGACGATGAACTCTGGGCGGTTTCCGACCCGGACGGTTTGGAGTTGGGCGTGTTGGACATTCGGAGGAACGACTAGGCGTGCCCTATTACATCGAGGAAAACAACGACGCGTGTGCGGTCGGTCAGTGGGCGACCACTAAGGACAACGGCGACGTCATGGGTTGCCATGACACGAAACAGGACGCCATTGACCAGGCGTTGGCGATTAGCGCTTCGGAGGGTTCCGAATATGAGGGCGAACGTTCGGAAGCCCGCGCCGCACTCGGAGGCGACAAGTATTCAACAAGTGAGGAAGCATCTGCACGCGCCGACGCGATTGGTTGTTCCGGTTACCACTCAATGACGGAGGACGGCGAAACAGTGTTCATGCCGTGCGACTCTCATGAAGCGTACGCCAACATCGTCAACGGGTCGGGGTATCGCTCA